AGAAATATTCCCTATATTTCATAAGGATTTGGCAGAACTGGCGCGAACTGGCCACGATATGCCGCGATTGGTGACGACCACCGCGAGCGGTCAAAAATCGGCTGTAATCGAAATTGGGGATTTTGCGAAAGAGGTACTAGGCGTGGACCTAATGCCTTGGCAGCTAAACATTTTGCACGGTTTAACGTCTATGGATGACAACGGCGACTACTTACACCGTGTTGGCCTTGTGTCTGTAGCTCGACAGAACGGTAAAACGGTTGCTATTGCTTCACTTGTTGGGTGGTGGTTAACTACGCAAGGTAAAGCGCGTGGCCAGGCGCAAACGGTTATTACTGTTGCCCACAAATTGGATTTGGCTACAGCGTTGTTTACATATTTGGCGCCGATACTCGAAACCAAGTTTGGTGCCCACGTTTCTTGGTCCTATGGGCGCATGGTGCTAACAATGCCGGATAACAGCGTATGGTTTCCACGTGCGGCCACGCCTGCAGCTGGTCACGGTTACAGCGTCGACTTAGTGGTAGCCGATGAGGTTTGGGATATTTCGGAAGCGGCCATAGATGAGGGTTTATTACCGTCGCAACGTGCGCGCAAAAATCCTTTATTTGTGATGATGTCTACAGCGGGTACGCAAGACAGTAAAGCCATGTTGCGTTGGCGCGAACAGGGTTTACGAGCAATAGATAGCGGCGAACAGACAAAACTATATTTTGCGGAATTTAGCCCGCCGCCGTCAATGGATTTAATGACCCCCGAGGCCTGGGCGTACGCAAACCCAGCTTTAGGCCATACGTTAGAAATGGAAGTAATCGAGGCAGAAAGCGAAGCGCCAAACCGCAACGCCTTTTTGCGCGCGTCGGTTAACACGTGGACAGCAACTCAAAACGGTTGGCTGGAACCTGGCGTATTTGAAGCCCTAAAAAGTGATGAACCGATACCGGCTGGCGGAATACTTGCTATCGAGGTTGACCAAGACGGCGCGCTATATGTCGGCGTAAGGGCCGTACAAGTAGGGCTAAAAACCGCTGTAACTGTTGCGTTTGTTGCGGGCACACTTGCCGAAATGTGGCGCTCAGTTGAAGCCGAAATAGCCGCAGGCCCAACATTACGTTTAGCCATAACACCAGGCCTAGAAATACATTTACCGCCAAACATGGAACGCCGAAAAACTATTGTTGGTTATCGCGAATTATTGAAATGGACTAGCCCAGTTAAAAACATGATTTTAGAAAACCGTATTTACCACCACGGCGAAAACCAGTTAATAGAACACGTCGAGCGCGCGGTACTTATCAAACACCAAGGCAGCGTAGCCCTATCGTCAACCCGTAGCCCTGGGCCTATCACGTTGGCTAGGTGCATGGTTTGGGCTGCCGCTTTAGCGTCAAAACCGCAGCTAGTGGGCAAACCGCTAGTAATTAACGTTTCGCGCTAATATTGTGTTGGCACTATCCGCGACGGCTTACCTTTTCGTCGGGAAAAGAATAGACCGCTTCACCGTGGGTAGTGCCACCAAACTTTTAACAGATATGGCAGACTAAACGCATGGCGTTATTTAACAAGGTCAACAAGGCAGCTGTAGGCGTAACCGTAAAGGCGGCGGCGACTGGTTCAAATGTTGGCGCAACGCAACTAGATAACTTTTATGCGTTTACGCAAGGCAATAACCGCCAACGCGCTATGGCTGTACCTGCAATTACACGCGCCCGCGATTTGTTGGCGTCGGTCATTGGTTGCACACCGTTAAAAATGTATAACGAAATGTGGAACGGCGAAGAAATGGAAGAAATCGAAATCGCCCCCCGCGCCTGGACACGACAGTTAGACCCGTCATTACCGAATAGCACACTATTTTCATGGTTATTTGACGATTTATTTTTTACGCAACGAGCTTTTTTATACGTTACCGAGCGTAGTTCTGACGGCTACCCCAAGGCGTTTCAACGTATGCCAAGCGCCATGGTTTTAACACAAGACCAAGCAGGCCCTGTATTTTTTGCGCCGTCTAAACAAATTATGTTTAGCGGTTTACCAGTTGACCACCGCGACGTTGTGCAATTCATTAGCCCGATACAAGGTTTGCTATACACAAGCCCTAACGCAATTTTGACAGCACTCAAGCTAGAACAGGCCCGCCTACGCAATTCAAGCAGTTTGCTACCTACCGGCGTATTGCGGCAAGTTGCGGGCGAGCCTTTAAGCGAACAGGAATTACAGCAATTAGGGCAGTCGTTTGAAGCGGCACGGTTAAATAATTCTGTAGCCGTTTTAAACGAATTTGTTACTTACACCGAAACGAACAGCGACGCAAGTAAACAAATGTTGGTTGCAGCTAGTGAATATCAAGCGCTAGAAATTGCACGGCTAGCAAACTGCCCGCCATATTTGTTGGGCGTTGCTACAGGTTCATACAGCTACCAAAACTCGACACAAGCCCGCCAGGATTTGTATATGTTCGGCGCAAAACTTTATATGGATTGCATTTCCGAAACATTGTCAATGGGTAACGTATTGCCGCGCGGCACCTATGTAAAATTTGATATTGACGATTACCTAAGCGAAACCTATTTATCAGAAAACGACACACCGTCACAAGTTCAAGAAGTCGGAGTAATGCCCAATGCTTAAATTAACCCAACAAGAATTAACGCTAGACGCCGCAGGCCCAAATGGTATGCCACGCCGTACCTTGGCTGGCCTTGCGCTTCCATATAACGTTGAGGCAACAGTAAACGACGGTACAAAAGTTATGTTTATGCCAGGCAGCTTAAACAGCGGCGGCAAAATGCCAAAACTGTATTTGGGCCATGACAGCACCCAGGCCGTAGGACTTGTAACGGCCATGGTAGATACGCCAGGCGGCATGATGTACGAAGCCCGCATTAGCGAAACAACGCTAGGCAACGAGGCCCTGGTATTGGCAGCCGACGGAGTACTAGACGCAGTATCCGTAGGCGTAAACCCAACTCGTTTTAGTTACAACGAAGCGGGCACAATGATTATAGAAAGCGCCGACTGGCAAGAACTTTCGCTAGTACCTTTCGGCGCATTTAAAGGCGCGTCAGTAGACCGCGTAGCCGCGTCGCAGGGTATCCCACAAGAACCAGTAGAAATAGATAACATAGAAACCGAAACACCTAACGAGGAGTTAGACACCATGGAACAGCCAACAGAAACACCACAAGTTATCGAGGCAGCAAGCGTAGCGCCAATCGTTTACGCACAGCCACGTAGTTTTAAATTGCCTAGCGCTGGCGAATATATTTCGGCGTCGCTACAAGGCGGCAGCGTGTTTGCAGAAATGAACGCACGTATTCAAGCTGCAGCACCGGACATTACAGCCGACCCAAGTTTGCCAGGAATTTTGCCTGAAATCATCACGGGCAGCGTCTACGACGGGCTTAACCCTATTAGGCCTTTTGTTTCGGCTATTGGCACTCGCGCTATGCCAGGTGCAGGCGCAACATTTCGCCGCCCAAAAATTACTGTACGGCCAGTAGTTGACGAGCAGACACCTGAACTAGACCAACTTAACCCGTCGACTGTAACCGTGTCGAATAACAACGTTGACAAAAAAACTTTCGGTACGTTTGTCACAATGTCCGAACAAGCGTTGGACTGGAGCGACCCCGCTTCAATTAACATTGTTTTAAACCAGTTGGCAATTGCCTACGGTCAAGCAACAAACACATACGCAGTTACCGAGTGCCAAGGCGCAATTGTTCAAACAACAGCTGTAGCCGACACTACGGACCCTGCAGACTGGATAGCCGCCATTTATGACGGTGCCCGTCAAATTTCCGAAAACAGCAACTACCTACCTACCCACATGGTGGTAACACCTGGTACATGGGCCGCGCTTGGTTCGTTGGTTGACAGCACCGGCCGCCCAGTATTCCCACAAATTGGGGCTATGAACGCGCCTGGCCAGTTGTCGGCTTCAAACTGGAACGGCAACCCGCTAGGCCTTGTGTTGGTAGTCGATAAAGATACCCCAGGTTCATTTATGGGTCACGCCGCTGGACCAGCCGCAGGGTTTGAGTTTTACGAACAGCAAAAGGGCGCAATTTCCGTAGACGTACCTAGCACCTTGGGCCGCACTATTGCGTACCGTGGCTATGCAGCAACGTTTATGGCAGACGCTACAAAATTCGTTAAATTCGTCTAACCGAAAGGCGGCCTAACCGCCATGACGCAGGTATACCAAGTAGCGCATAAAACGCTATTAGACAATTACGCAGTTTTAGAAACGCTTACACCTAACGAAGTGTATGTAGGCGCGTCTATTGTTGTTGCAGGCGTTGACGCAACTTTTAACGGCACGTATACCGTTTTAGATGTACCCGAATATTTGTTTATTGGCGTAGATGAATACGGCGATTTACTTTTTAATTACGAGGTACCCGTACCGTTTCAAATTCTGTACGCAAAAACAGCCGCCAACGTCACGCGCACGACTGCAACAGGAACCGTAACGCTGGGTACCGTAAATTGCACGTGGGTTACAGCGCAACAAATCGAGGACTGGCTGGGCATAGGCACCGCGTCGGCACTCGATACCGCGTTTCTTACTCAATGCGCTGCAGCTTCGAACGATTTCTGTTTTCAACGACGTTTAGAAAGCGGCTACATAGACCAAAAAGGCACAAGCCCAAGTAACAGCGTCACCTTGGGAACTATCGCCTATGGGGGTTTCCTGTATAGACAGCGTGGCGCTGTAACCGATTTCGCTAGTTTTGACGGCCTGCCTGCAGGCAACAGCGTTGGCTTGTCGCCAATGATTAAACAATTGCTAGGTATTCCACGCCCGCAGGTTGCTTAATGCCTGTTGCTTTTACGGACCTGTTAAACGAGGCGCTAGACGACTTGGCAGCCACGCTAACGACCATTACGGGCCTGCAGGTAGTAACGGACCCCCGCAACCTCGTTGCCCCGTGTGCGTTCATTGACGCGCCTAGTTTTACCGTGTATTCAAACAACGTCGTAGAAATGACGTTCCCCGTACGCATAATTACGCTGGGGCCTGGCAACCTTGACGCGCAACGGTCACTACTTAACTTGGCTAGCAAAGTGATAACCAAAAAAATTGGCGTAACCGACGGGCGCCCAACTATTGCAGTAATCGGGGGAAGCGAACTACCCGCCTACGACTTGACCATATCCCTACAAGCCCAGGCAACCGCCTAGAATAGGTACAACATGAAATACACAATTATTAGCCCCCGCGTCGGTATTCCTGGCGATACATACGAACCGGTAGACGGCGTTAACGTCGAGGCGCTGGTAGCAGGCGGCTTCATTGAACAATCCACCGTTAAGGCGCCTAAAGGTGCTAAAACTAAGACAGACACAAACGAGGAGTAAAGCCCATGGCTACTAGCACTTATTTATCATCACCAAATGTAACCGTTAATTCAATTTCACTGCAGGACCAATGCAACGGCCTTACCTTTACGCGCACTATTGAGGCGTTGGAAAGCACCGCGTTTGGTTCGGGTTCACGTGTCTATGTTGCAGGCCTTGAAAACTCGACGTTGACCCTTGACCTTTATCTTTCTTTTGCCGCTAACGAAACTTATGTAGCTCTAAAAAATTTGGTTGGCAGCTCTACAACGGTTTCGTGGTCGCCAAGTGCAACAAGCCCAGGCACGGCGACAAATCCCACCATGACCCTTACAGGGGCCTATTTGGAAGCCTTGCCATACGAAATGGCGTTGGGCACTTTAGGCGCAATTAGCGTGACGTTTACGGGTGGAATTTTTAGCGTCGTTGAAGTTTAATTAACCGCCTGAAAAGGCCCGACACAAAAGGCAGAAAATGAAACTCACA